AGTTACACAAGTATTTAATGACCTTAGTGTTGCAGGCATTACAGCAGCCACCGCAGATATCAACGGAGGCACAGTAGATGGTGCAACAATTGGTGGAGCATCCGCTGCGGCAGGCACCTTCACGACTTTGACCGCCACTACTTTAGGCGGTGCTTTAAACGCAAACAACGAAAATATAACTAACATAGATATTGATAGTGGCGCCATAGATGGCACCACAATAGGTGCTTCTTCTGCAGCTGCTGGTACCTTCACTACGCTTAGTGCAACAACTCTAGGTAGTTCTTTAAATGCGAATAACCAGGCTATTACAAACATTGATGTAAATAGTGGGGCGATAGACGGGACTACCATCGGAGCTGCTTCTGCAGCTGCCGGTACATTTACTACTCTTACGGCGACTACTCTTGGCGGTGCTTTAAATGCTAACAGTCAGGCTATTACTAATATAGACATTAACAGTGGTAATATTGACGGCACTACAATTGGCGGCGCTTCTGCGGCAGTGGGTACTTTTACCACGATGAACGCAACTACCGTTGATTTAGGCGATTGGACTATTACAGAATCAGCTGGCGTATTATATTTTGCTACTAGTGGAACAAATAAGATGAAGCTCGATGCTTCGGGTAATTTAACAGTTGTTGGTAATGTAACAGCATACGGAACAGTTTAATATGGCTATACCTTCAAGTGGCCCATTATCACTGAATGACATCCAGACTGAGTTCGGTGGAACAAACCCTATTAGCTTGTCCGAATACTATGCGGGTGGAGGACTGGTACAATCAGGAGCTACTGGAGATAGCGGCCCTATTCCAACTTCGGGTCAAATATCTATTGGTCAGTTTTATGGCTCTACAGCTAGAGTACCTATTGTAATTAACAATACTGCTACAACTCTTACGGCAAATATTTACACATTAGCTAGTGCTAACCCAACGTACAGTGCTGGAATAACTGATGTTGTTTACAACAATTCAGGCACGCTTTATTCAAATTCGACTAGTACTGGTGCATTAACAACAGGTACATTTGCATCTGGTGATACACTAAAGATTGTAAATACTGGCTTGATTATTGGTAAAGGTGGTAATGGTGGAGGTGGCTCTGTTTTCCCAACACCAGGGAGAGGTGGTAATGGTGGAGCTGGTGGTCGAGCTTTAGTACTAGGATGGCCAGTTACTATTGACAACACAGGCGGTACGATTGCTGGCGGCGGTGGTGGCGGTGCAGGTGGTGATTTAGTCATTTGGACAGTTCAACCGGGTCCGAAGAATCCTCCAAGCCCAAGGTCAGCAGGTGGTTCTGGTGGCGGCGGTGGTGCTGGCAATACTGTTGGAACAGGTGGTTCTGGTGGTTCAAGTGGTGTTACTTACGCTGGTACTCCTGGCAGTAATGGAACACCAACAGCAGGTGGTTCTGGTGGCGCTGCAAACATAAACATACCAGCACCATTGAAACCATATGCAAAGGGAGGAAATGGTGGCGGTAGGGGTTCATCAGGTTCACCAGTAGTCTCACCTAGTGGAACAGCAACAGGTGGAGCAGCAGGGCAAGCAATTATTAGTAATGGCAATCCAATTACTTGGATAAACACGGGAACAATTAACGGGCCAACGACATGATTTTATTTAGAGTTTTTATAGAAAACAAAAGAGTAGTGGAAAAAATGTATTGGAGGGAAAGCACTGAAGATACTGATTTTTATCACTTACAAAATCAAATTACAGAAGTTTTTCCAAATGAAACATTTCCTTACGAAAACGCTGTAGTGGGTGTTAATCTTGAAGGCAATGTAATGACAATAATGAATTGTTGTCCCGATGACGATAGCGCTTTGAAAAAACGCTTAGAAACAGATTTGTTTATAGCAAAAGACTTTGTGCGGTATGTTTACGATTTTGAAAATAAAACAAAAACGTATGAAATGTTTTATCGCGACAATCAAGCGTACCCGATACAGCCTTTAGGCGAAGGGCTGTCTATATATAGAATAACCGATATAGTGGACTCTAGTTATACTAAAACAGGGAAACAAGGCGTTTATGTTCGCGGTGATAACTCCGATGTTTTTGCGTGGGCTAAATCACTAAACCCAAATATAGAGATGCCAATATCGGTAAATAGACAACTTAACAAAGACGATGCTTATAGATTTCAATTTGACGCAGTAACTAAACAGTTAGAAGCAGTTAAATTATACGCTAGACCAGAGCGTACAATGGTATGGAATTCAGCGGGTACCGATACTTATATTGAATACACAGCTGATTACTTTGAGGATTTAGCTAATCCAGAAGAAGCCGAAATAGTTAAGGCTAAATATGACAATCACGGCAACCGAGTGGCCAGCGACACAGTTATTGAAAACATCAAAGAATATATAATGGTTCCTAAAGAAGGTGAGGATGGAGTTTTTGAAAAAAGAAAATTGTCGGAGATCTAATTTTGCTGAACTTTGAAAAAAATAAATATCTAGAATTAACCAACTTTGTAGATCAAAAGACAGTAGACTTATTAACAGAAAGATTATTCCAACACAGAGACAACAAGAAAAGTCAGAGCTTCAAAGGCGTTGATGCACAGGTAGAAAAAGCAGATTCCTTCTATTTCAATGCAAGCCTACATGACGATATAGTCAGCATGTTTCATCAAAGAGCGCAGGTTGAAGTAGAGAGGATTGTCGGCAAGAAGCTGATCCCATCTTATGTGTATGCACGTATATACAAGAAAGGTTCTGAATTAGAGAAGCATAAAGATAGAGCTGAAACTGAGTATTCAGTTACAGTCAATCTCAATGCCTCATCCAAAAAAGCATGGCCAATATATTTCAAAGAAGATGGCAAGCAAGAAGTAGGGTGCGATCTTAATCCAGGTGATGCAGTTATCTATAAAGGAATGGAGCTGGAGCATTGGCGTAATCCATTGGATAAACGCTGGCACGCACAGATGTTCTTACACTATGTAGATGCCAATGGGCCATACGCAGAGAAGGCATTAGTCGAGCAGGTTAGAACAACTAATCCAATGCCATTGCCAGAAACCACAAACTATTGGCTGTATTCTAATGACAATGACAGCATACCAAAGGACATCTGCAAGTATTATATCGAGCAGTTCAAGACAGCTAAGTCAGAGAAAGCCAGCGTAGGACTGGATGCACAAGGCCGTGTTGATGAAAACATACGCAAGGTAAAGCACGCTAATCTACCCACATGGACAGGAATCACAAGTTATCTAGTGGCCGCCGCACATGATGCAAACTTTCAGAATTGGAATTACGCAATCAGCAAATGCAATCAGTCAGAGTATTTGAAGTACACCAAGACGGGCAAATATGAGACGCACACAGATTATTCTTTTGTGCGTAACAGGCAATCACCAATGGTCAGGAAGCTGACAGCGCTGGCGGTATTGAATGACAACTTCAAGGGTGGAAAGTTCTATCTCGTGGATGATGGTGGCAATAAGTTTTACCCAGAGATGAAGGCAGGCAGTATTATTATATTCCCGTCATACTTACTGCATGGATGTGAGCCAATAACTAGAGGCACAAGACATGCGGTTGTTGCATGGATGGAAGGCCCAGAGTTCAGATAAGTACATAACGCTATCAAAATGAGTTAATATCGTACTATTCTACTGTTCATAGGTGATTTAAATGCCCTTAAGTAACTTAAATTTTAAACCAGGCGTCAACAAAGAGATCACCTCTTATTCTAATACCGGAGGCTGGTTTGAGTGCGATAAAGTACGTTTTGAAGCCGGATTTCCAAAGAAAATAGGCGGCTGGCAACGGTATTCGATTAGCAGCTTTTTAGGCTCTGCTCGAGCTATTTTTTCGTGGAGCGCTTTAGATGGAACTAAATACCTCGGTGTAGGCACTAATCTAAAATATTATATCGTGGATGGTGGGCAATATTACGATATAACCCCTATCCGTTCTACGACTTCCGCGGGCGACGTAACATTTTCCGCGACCGACGGCTCATCGACCATTACTGTATCAGACACGAACCACGGCGCTTTTGCTGGTGATTTTGTGACATTTAGTGGCGCGGTTACTTTAGGCGGCAATATTACAGCCGATATTCTTAATCAAGAGTACGAAATAGCCACTATTGTTGACGGTAATTCATACACTATTCAAGCCAGAACAGTGTCTTCTATTGGCGATATTACGGTAGATGGTGCTTTGGCCCCTACGCTGGTCACTGCGGATAGTTCAGACATCGGTAATGGAGGTTCATCTACTGTCGGCGCTTATCAGGTTAATACGGGTCTAGATACTACGCTTGAAGGCACTGGTTGGGGCGCTGACCCGTGGAGTGCTGGTGCTTGGGGTGAAGCAGCTGATTTAACTGTAACCGGAGCTGTTCTTAGATTATGGATGCATCATAATTTTGGTGAAGATTTGCTCTACAACGTTATGGACGGAGGTATTTATTATTGGGATGCTACGACTACTTTAAGTGCTAGGGGTATTCCTTTGAATAGTGTTAGCGGTGCGGATGCCACAACCCCTACAATTGCTCACAAAATAATCGTTTCAGATAATGCTCGACATGTTATTGCTTTTGGCTGCGATCCTGAAAACAATATTGGTACACAAGACCCATTATTAATACGCTTTTCTAGCTCAGAAAGTTTAACCGAATGGCAGTCATTACCTACGAATAGTGCAGGTGATTTGCGCATCGGTAGTGGATCTAAGATTGTAGAAGCCATTGAAACGCGCCAACAGATTTTAGTATTTACGGATACTTCAGTACATTCTATGCAGTATCTAGGGGCACCCTTTACTTTTGGTGTAACTCAGATTTCAGAAAATACCACGATTGTCTCCCCTAATGCGGCGGTTGCCGTGGACGATGTTGTCTTTTGGATGGGTAAATCTGATTTCTACGTGTATACGGGTCAGATAGTTAATCTACCTTGCACCTTACAAACATACGTTTTCGATAACTTTAACTATACTCAAGCAGAAAAAGTTACGGCGGGGTTAAATAGTGAGTTTTCAGAAGTGTGGTGGTTTTATCCTTCAGCTAACTCAAGTAATGTTGATTCATACATTGTTTATAATTACTCAGAAAAAGTATGGTATTACGGCAGTTTAACCCGAACGGTATGGCTAGATAGAGGCGCGGAAGACTACCCAATTGCTGCTTCTAATGACGGATACCTTTATTATCATGAATTTGGTCAGGATGACGGCAGTCAAAACCCGCCTGTTGCAATTGAGTCTTATATTGAAAGCAGTCAGATATCGATTGGTGAGGGGGACCGGTTTGTTTCACTAAGCCGATTGATTCCGGATATTACTTTTGCGGGTTCTTCTGCCAGCACACCTTCGGTTAGCTTTACTCTAAAAGCGCGAAATTATCCAGGTGGTAACTATTTGCAGTCAGATAGCGGCGATACTACTCGTTCAGCAACGGTTCCAGTAGAACAATTTACGAATCAGATTGATGTTCGCTTGAGAGGAAGGTCTTTTGCGATTAAAATAGCGTCAGATGAAACAGGGGTGGAATGGCAGTTAGGCACACCTCGGGTTGATGTACGAACCGACGGTAGACGATAATGTCTCGCGGTCTTGTTCAATTAACCTTTCCAAACGCTCCGGCTGAATATAGCCAGCGTCATATGTCTGAGGTTTTAAGGACTTTTACGGTATTTTTGCAACAAGTTAAGAATCCAGGCCCGTGGGAAGCATCCACGCTAACGTTAACTAATTTGCAAACAGATGATTACGGTCTTGCCGAAGGCGAAGTCTTTCAGCAAAACGGTTTTCTAAAGATAACTTTGTTAGATCAGCCTAATCCGCGTGGTGTATCTTCTACAGGTGGCGTAGGCTCAGTAACGGTGGTAACCCCGTGAGCGATGATACAGTTATTATTATGGATGATGGGTCTAAATGGCGGCCCAGCACAAGCACAGACCGCATAAAATGCGCTTCTTGTGACAATTTAGTCGATACTCCAGCCGAAATAGCCTCATATCCTGACGGAAACTGCCCAAACTGCGGTAATTCGTGGACTGGTAGTGAGGAAAAGAGTACACTGATTCAAGTTACTATGCCTACAAGTCTATCCGGAGGAGCGGGATAAATGGCCGAAACTGAGATTGAAATTATTATGGACGGTAGTCCAGAGATGGATGAAGCTCCAGAGATGGATGAAGCTCCAGAGATGATGGAGACAGAAGAAATGGCAATGGCCGGTCGCAATGGCGATACGGTGGTAGGTCACCTCACAAAAGGTGAATTTGTCGTTCCTACAGAAATATTTGAAGGTAATCCAGTCTTAGTGGACATCTTGTTTTCACGTATGCGTGAGGCAGGTATCGAAGATCCTGAGCGTTATATTGTAGGCTCAGAACTTAATTCAATAAATCCAGAAACCGGTATGCCAGAATTCTTTATTGGTGGTATTGGTAAAGCTATTGGCGGTGCGTTTAGCGCGGTCGGCAGTGCATTAAAAGCGGCGGCACCTTACGCCCTTCCTGCTGCATTATCTTTTACTCCATTAGGACCTGTTTATGGTAGTGCCCTGGGCACCGGTATTATGCAGTTGGTACAAGGCGGTGATTTTAAAGACGCCTTAAAATCATCGTTAATGAGTGGTGGCTTAGGCGCTTTCCAAGCCGGTTTGATGAGCAAGTTTGCTGGCGGTACTTTTGGTGGAGGCATTCAAAATGCGCTTAAATCACCTGCGACGGCGGCCCTTAGCTCAATGGTTCCTAAAGCTTCGGCTCAAGGCAGCTTTGGATCAAATGTGGCTTCTGCTGCGGCAGGGCAACCAGCTGCGGTAGGTCCTTTGGGTGGACCTTTAGGTGGACCTTTAGGTGGACCTTTAGCGGCTGCGGCTACACCTGCGGTAGGTCCGATGGGTGGTTATAACCCACCTGATGTGGGGCCTTTAGGTGGACCTTTAACGTCTGCGGCTACACCTGCGG